TTGGAAGAAGTGCTTTAGGAGGAAACACAACAGGTAGTGCTAATACTGCCCTTGGTCGTTCTGCTTTAACTTCAAATTCGACTGCTGATAATAATGTTGCTGTTGGTCATAATTGTCTAGCATCAAACACAACTGGAACTCAAAACGTAGCTGTTGGTGCTAATGCCTTAGATGCTAATACTACAGGTGGTAATAATACTGGACTTGGTTATGGTTCTTTAGGAGCAAATACTACCGCATCTGACAACACCGCAGTAGGTCGTAATGCAATGGGCAGTAATACCACAGGAGCGAGTAACACTGCTATTGGAAAGGCGGTCATGTTTCTCAACACTTCTGGTTCAAATAATACTGCGGTTGGTTTTGAAGCTTTAGATGCTAATACAACAGCTAGCGATAATACGGCAGTTGGTTATAACACATTAACTGCAAACACAACTGGAACTCTAAATACGGCTGTCGGATCGGTTGCTTTAGATGCTAATACTACAGGTGGTAATAATACTGGACTTGGTTATGCTGCCTTAACTTCAAACACAACTGGAGCACAAAATACTGCTGTAGGTCAGGCAGCATTACATGACAACACTACAGCAAGCGATAACACTGCTGTCGGTAAGAGTTCTTTGCGTTTTAACACAACTGGAAGCAATAACACAGCTGTTGGAAAAGATGCTTTAGAATCTAATACAACTGGTACTCAAAACGTAGCAGTAGGAAGTTTTGCTTTAGATGCTAATACAACAGCTAGCGATAATACGGCTGTTGGTTATAACTCTTTGGGAGCGAACACAACTGGTGCTAGTAATACTGCTGTTGGTTATCAGGCATTGTTTTCAAACACTACTGGTAGCACAAACGTTGCTATAGGTGACAGTTGTGCTACTTCAAACACCACAGGTACAGATAATACCGCTGTGGGTCAGTTTGCTTTTAACGTAAACACAACAGGTTCAGATAATACTTGCGTGGGAGCGCACGCTTTAGATGCTAATACAGCTGGTGTAGAAAATGTTGCTATTGGCCGTCATGCAATGTCTAATAATACCACTGGAAATTCAAATACTGCTGTTGGGATGCAGGCATTACAAGCAAACACAACTGCTGCAAATAACACAGCGGTTGGTAATCACGCACTTTTAAGCAATACAACTGGTTCGCAAAATAACGCTCTTGGTGATAGTTCATTACAAGCAAACACAACTGGTTCTGGGAATAATGCTTTTGGAAGAAGAGCTTTAACTAATTGCACAACAGGAAGTAGTAATACTGCGGTTGGACATGATGCTGGTAAAGAAATAACAACTGGAGGTAATAATGTTTGTATAGGAAATGATGCTGGTAGAAGTAATTCACCTGGTGGGGCGATTGCAACTTCTAGTAACCAAATTGTCCTAGGCAATAACAGCACTACCGATTTATTATGTGCCGACACAACTATTTCGTCTTCGGATTCAAGAGATAAAGCAGATATTACAGATTTTACTCAAGGTCTTTCTTGGATTAATTCTTTAAGACCAGTGACATTTAGATGGGATCGTAGAACATGGTATGGAACCGATGCAGAACCTTATGGAACACCTGATGGAAGCAAAAAGAGATCAAAAATAAATGTTGGTTTCTTAGCTCAAGAAGTATTAGAAATAGAAAAAGCAAATGGATATGGTGCAGATAATGATAATTCATTGATTACTTATCTACAAGAAGATGAAATGGCTTATATGTTAAAAGAAGGTAAATTTATCCCAATACTTGTAAATGCAATCAAAGAATTATCAACTAGAGTCACAGCCCTCGAAGCAGGGTAAACTACAAGTAATCTAATTTTTATTATGGAAGAAAAAACCGCAGATGAAATAGCAGCAATCTTTTCTGCTGCTGGTGATAGCGTTACTGTAATAGGTGCTGCTAAAACTGAAGATGAAACAGATGACGAATTTAAAGACAGGATCAAACGGAACGTAGAGCATCTTGAAATTATCAAGGCTTACAAAAAACTAGATGAAACAACTTCTATCTGGACATCTGAAGATTTTACAGCTATAGATGCTGCTATTACCGCTGGCAAAAAACTTTATTAAATTATGAATTTACAAGAAAGATTACAACAACTTGCCCAACAAAGAGAGCAGTTATGGATTGCTTTACATGAAACTAACGGTGCGATGAAGATTTTGGAACAGCAGATCCTTGAGACTCAAGCTGTACCCGAATCAAACCAGCCATCAGATACAGAGGCATCAACCCCACAAGAAGCAACAGCACCATCAGAGTAAGTGGTGCTACCATTTTATTAAGAACTTCTTTGACCATGTTTCAAAAAATCGCAAACATTTTGAGTATTATCTCATTTGTAATGGTAGCTTCAATGAGTGGTGGAGCGTACTTTGGTTACAAGTATGTAACTTCAGAACAATTTAAATCTAAAGTAATGAATGAAATATTAGGTAACGTACAAGGTATGATGCCAAAATTATTAGATCAAGGTTTACCTAAAATGACAGGCCCATCTATGCCGATAATAAAATGAATGAATGGAAATATCTGATATAAAAATACCTGATATTTATATTCCAGACGTTCCAGATCCTTATACTCCTCATTATCTAACTATTACAAAGCCACCAGATATAGATGTTCCTGGCTGTACTTATCAGCATCGTGATATAAAAAATACTGGTAATCGTAATTTATTACTGGAAGATCCAAATGGTGTATTTACAACGTGTGATTTTCCGTTTCCTAGTTTTATTCCTCTTGACTATACACCTGAGAATATGGTCATTACAGAAGAACCGCTTGTCGATAATGAACCACCGCCCTTCCCAGAAACAGAGCAGCCAAAAATTCCTGATCTACCTGAACCACCCCCACCAGATTTTGCTCCCTGCCCTGGGCCTAAAGATCAAAAAATAGGCCAATATGCTTCAGAACTTAAACTGGAACGTGTTATCGGACACAAAAGAAGCGAAGATAAGACTGAATGTATAACTTTGTATGAAGACGTTAAATTCATCGAAAGATATATACCAAATCCTCCACAGCTTGTTAGCACTGCTCTCATTGCTAGCGTTGCTGCCACTACTCCATTATTGCTTAATCTCGTAAAACCCTTGGTACGACAGGCTTTTAAGCGTTTAAGCAAACCCAAGAAAGATAAGGTAGAATAATCTTTAGACAAGTCTTACCACAGCCCGTGGCTTGTCTTAACTTTTTACGATTGCTAATATTAAAATGGTGGTCTTAGTAGGTAGGTTTTGATTGTTTCCTATCTACTTTTTTTATTTCGTGAGTATGTGGGATAACTTGATTTGGGGGGATGTTAACAACAATATCTTCACAGGTAATAGCACTAGGAGTATTAGGTTTAAAAGTAGCTCCAAGTTTTGCTTGCTCTGCACATATTTTTAGACGATATAAGCTAACTTCCATCGCTAATTTTTTGTATAGCAATTCTTGATTTTTTATATTAACTTCAGTTGCTTTATGACAAAGAGCAGGAGATTTGCCTAACGGAATATTAAGTTGTGCAGAGATCCCATAGTTTAAATTGAAGCTATCTTTTTCAAATCTTGGTATTTCTGAATAATATTTAATTTCACCTGTATCTTCATCGTATATTGGAGTTCTGGTAACAGTTTCTTTAGGTAAGGCAAAAGACCAACTATCTGTTACATAAGGAGTAATTGTAAGACTAGGTGAAGCACAAACTATACCCTGACTCATTCTGTAAGACGGCATGGCTGATGGTGTAATCATCGTGGCATTATTATTTACAACACCTTGAGCATTTGAACTTGGAGAAGCAACTGTTGTATTAGCCAAAACCCTTGCAGGGCAAAGGATTATAGCTATTGCCCAAAGGTAGTTGTAGTTTCTGTTGTGGTGCTTGTATTTATTTGACGAGTTATCGTTGTTGTTGTGTCCAGACCTGGAGTGATTAGTGTTTCTTGAAGAGAAAAAGCTGCTCCATCGTTTGATATTGACCAGCGAGGTATAGCTTCTAAGTTTGGTGAAGTCCAATGAAAGTTCACTCCTCCAACTGTTTGTTCATTCGTAGTCGTAGGAGTAGGGTTGATATATCCTGTTTCAGATTTGATATTATGTCCTGATGCTGAGTATGAGTATCCTGTCCGATATTGATGGCTCGTGATTGTTTCATTTATTATTGATTCAGATGTGCTAGATGTTGTAGAGCTTCCTGTGCGAAACTGCGGGACTACAGGAACAGCAAGTGTTCTTATAGGTAATGCTAATAAAACCAGCAGCCAAAGTCTAGTCAATCGTAATAGTGACTTTAGTAGATCCTATACAAGATGTACCCGATCCACCTGCTGTGCAAGTATGAATACCAGAACTTAATGAAGTAAGGGCAAGGTTTCCTGCTGTGCCACCCGAAGCCATAGTTGTTGTCCCACCTAATACTGGTAATGCTGCTATACCACTAGAAGGAGTTACAGCAGATGGTGTAGCATCTCCCATTATTACCGACTCAGTTTTTGAGAATGAAGATCCAGCAGTTGTAATACTTGTATCTGTTTGAATCATTGCTGGTACGCCATTACTGAGGCTGCCAACATTAATTCCACCAATCTTTCCTGATGTTGTAGTATCTCCTACAGTTACAGATGGGGTAATATTGTTTCCGCTTAAAGAGTAGGTCGTACCCACTTTTTGTGTAGTTACAAAGGGCATATCTATCATAATTTGTGCAGAGGTAACAAACTCTTGTTTTATATCTGCAAAAGCAGCAGATGGTAAGAATAAAAGTAAAGCGAATAGTTTTTTCATTTTATTTTGTTTTTACTATTATCTTCTATTTTAGGAGTATTATTGTTTTTTTTCTTACCAACCTGCAAACCGAAAGAAGCCAAACTTCCCGAAAAGATCGAAGCGATGAAAGTTGGATCGAAGTCTACAATTTTCTTCCCGCTAGGTGGTTCGTAGTAAGAAAGGGTTAGCATTGCAGCAGACCAAACTAAAACAGCAATTTTAACAATCGTTTCGACACGATTACCTTCCTTTTCTTCTTGATCTTCCATTTTGAATGTCAGAAGTGGGGTTCATTAGTCATACTAGACATAATCACCTATTTACGCAAATGCCAGAGGTACACGCAGCACTGATTGGGGCAGCAGCCACCGCCTTCCTCATGGTTTTATCTAATATAAGCAACAGAAGAGAAAGAGATATAAGAGAAATATTTAACCGAATCAATCAGTTAGAAAAAGCCGTAAGTCGTATTGAGGGGCAGAATCGTTAATCTTTGGTATGTTTGAAAAAGAACACATATTTTTATGTCTAAATTTTTAATCAACCTGTTCATCAGATTTGGTAAAAGTGAATCGTTGCGTAAAGCTGCCATTTCGCTTTTGAAAGACTTAAGTGCCAAATCAGATAATGATGTTGACGATGCCATCGTCAAAATGATTGAAGAAAAACTCTTTCCAGTAAAATGAAAAAGAGAAAATTTTTAAACATCGAGATAGAAGATGCTCCACTGGAGCTTGAGCTATCTGTGGAACAAAGATGCCGTGACATCCTCGCCTCTGATGATGTTTACAGCATCAAACGGTATTGCACTCACTTGGTAAGGCATCAGATGAGACAGGATGTATTTCTTGCATCTTTACTTGGCCGTCTTGTAGAGCTTGAGGCTGCTAATGCTGCACATCAGGTAAGGAAAAGTAAAAGAGGATTTATGAAACGCTTTTTTCGTACTCCTTAACTTCTTCTTTTGTAAAATCTTTCACCAATAATTTATCAATCTTATCAATTTCAAAATTAAACTTAAGAATTGATGTTCTGATGTGTTCAGTAACCCATGCACCATCTTTATTTACAACTTGGGCTTTATTCCTTTCATTTATGAATACATAATGATCCTGACCTTTTAACTGAACATCTAATAAATTTTTTTCTAAGTTTTTACGTCTTATCTCTTTCAATGCTCTCAGCTTTTTTGAATCACTCATTTTCTAGTTCCGCTATCCTTTTATTTATAGCATCATATCTTACACAATATTCCTTAAGATCTAACCGTTCAAACCAGAATTTTTTCTGTAATTCTGCAAGCTGGTCATAATAATTTTTGATCAGGTCTTTGTTTTTCACTTATCCAAAACCTTTTTTTCTATTTTTAAATTTATATTCGTTATATCTTCTGGACATATCTTTTATCTGTTCCTCGGACAAATCTGACATCAACGCTTTTTTGTCTTCTTCAGAAAACCCGTCAAGAAGCCAAGGTTCAAAAAAAATTAATTGCTTTTGCATCTCAATTGCAGCTTTTCTTGTTTGCTCTTTACCTTCTTCAGATAAGGAAAGATATTTTTTCCTTAATTCAGGAATTTCAATAAACCAATTGTCTTTCATTTTTTGCTCCATAATTTTATGAGAAGTTCTAATTCAGCAACTCTTTTCTTCGCTGCTGCGATCTTTTCGGCTGTTGTCATAAATAAAAAAAGGGGACTTACATAAGGTGGTTATAGAACAAAAAGCTCGTCCTTAACTATTGAGTTTTAGCTTTGGTTAAGAATTCTTTTTGTGAAATACCTTAATGCCCCTATAGATCAGGCTGGGATTGCTTCTGAGCTTCTACTCTTTACAGGTAATGTAAAATCATTCACCCTTACCTGAATGGATGCTCCAGCACTGCCATCTCTTTTCTCAAAAGTATTTAGGTTGCCAGATCCTGTCACGGTAATCTGACTGCCTTTCTTGATATAGTCCATGACAACATCTCCTCGGTTGCCCCATACAGTGCAATCAATTTGAACAGTCACATCCTGTATGTC